AAGTGCCTTGGGGCAGCGCATAGGCAACAGTACCATTGGCATTGCTATCCACAGCATGTACAGTGATCAGGGTGAACCACGTCAGCCCTTGCGTGGTGTGAGCTTTAATCCTGTGCCCGGACTCATGCTGGAACGTCCGGCAACTCCCAAACAACTTGAAGCTGAACCTGCCTTGGTCAAACAACTAAAAGCTCTGGTTCGGTCAGAAGGTGCTGCCATCAACACCTTGTTTAATCCTGCGGAACTGCGAGCCAACAAGATTACAGACCTGGCCAAACTGGCTGTGGATTTTATCAACACCAAAGTAGGTGCGCCGCTGAATCCTGCTAGCCTGTTGTCTGAATTTGGAGACTGGCTACAGACCCGAGTTACACCGCAAAAGTTCCGTAACATTGTGGAATACCTACAGAGTCCCACCAGCAATACCAGTGCACTGGCAGCAGCGTTCACAGCATTTATATTGCTGCACGATCTCAAAATGGATCTGCTGCGTCAAGCAGATGCACAGCATCCTGGCCAAGAAGGCTGGGTAATGGCCACTCCTGCAGGCTATGCCAAGGCAGTGAACCGCTTTGACCCCAATGCTTTTGCTGCTCAAAATCGAGCACAAAACAATCCCAAATCATGATTTTTTTGGATCCGACATAAATAAAAGCAAGGCACACAGCCTATTAACTTAAAGGAAATTTTATCATGGCACAAATTACTCGCGTAAATGGCGATCTACAACCAGTAGTGGTAATGGATCAACCCGTAGCAGCTTCTTCACCTGGCGCTGGTTTCAGCTCAGGTATCAACACTGTGGTCAGCGGTGTAACTGTTAACTCAGCTGGTCCTAAACTGGACTTTGGCACAGTTACTTTCACTGGTAACGCTACTGTCAGCGGCACCTCATTGGCAATTGCTATCCAGACAATTCAGCAACAAGCTACTATTGCTATGTATGAGTTCACCACAGTCTCTTCAAACTCAGCAACATTGGCCATTGCTTCGTTCCCAACTGGTGCGTGGGACTTCGCCAACGGTGGAGACCTAGACGTAGCTCTTACAGCAGCCATTGGTTACGCTGTGACCACAGCAGCCACTGCAACCTTCACAAACTAATTTAACTCTAGTTTGAACCACCCCGGACTTAAAAAATCCGGGGTTTCTTTTTGGCATTAAATAACTGCAGAATGAAAATACAATGCCGAACCCTATTTGACTGCACCCGAACTGGGGTAACCGGTGCGTTTCGTTCCAGCGAAATACCCTACCAAGACCGTGCAGGACAACCAGTGCACAATCATGAAAACTGGCATCGCAGTCGTAATCAGCAACGCAACTACGAAACACTCTTACAGATATTTGGGCTGCGAACACAACCACAAGAAATAACTCAACCTGCTAGAATTGATGGCATGTGGCAGTTTAGTTTTGTGAGCGAAAGCGAAGGCGTGTTTGACATGCACAACAATCCTGATCCTCTAGCAGGCCTCTTGGTAGACTGTGAAGGTGTGCCCATGGTTGCCGGGCTGGGCGAACAGCCAGGCATTGCCACAGTGTTGACCACTCAAGGTGACCAGCAGAACATTTGGTTTACTAGCATAAATACCACATTGGAGTAACCTATGGCAGAAACCACTGATCTGGAGAGAAAAAGTCTGGAGGCACATGTAGACTTGTGTGCTCAACGCTATCGCTTTCTTGAGCAAAAACTAGACGCATTTGAGGAAAAAATTCATGGACTCAACACAGTGATCCGCGAAGTTCATGACATGGTTCAAATCATGAGTGAAAAACGCAATGATCAGCTGATCAATTGGGGCCTGGGCATCATGGGAACAATGTTGGCTGTGATTGCATATCTTGTGACAACATTTGTAATGCCATGAAACAAGAACAAGAACAAAAACTCGAACGCTGGGCCAAACGCGAAATTTCACGCAATCTTGAACACATGATTGTGGATGATCAATCAGGCTCCTATGTGGCGTTTGGACACTATTACCTGGAACCACAAGCCGCAGGTTACAGCGTTAGAACCTGGGACCGACACATTTACACCTTTGCCAACAAACGCACCGCTATCAGCTGGTGTGTGGCCGACAAATATCATCAATACAATCTAGCCAACAACATACAAATGTTGGACAGCAAACACCAACAGCTTGCAGCAGACATACACTGTCGCTTGAGTCAAGCCACTAGAAGTCGCCATCAGGACTTCTACGAAACAGTAAATACCAAGATTCAGCCCAAAAAAACCGTGCTGGACAGTGTTCACTCCGAATTAGAAAAATGTATTAATTCGGCTAAATATCTACAACTTAGAGGATTCTCAAATGAAACTGCATGAACTAGCCGCACCACGGGCCACCCAACAAATCAGCCAGGTATTCGAAAGCTACTTTGGTTCCAAACTCAGCTTTGACCAGTTGAACCGTCGTCAAGCCAGTCACATGTTGAATCGTGTGCGTGGCATCCTGGGCGAGCACCGTTCTACATCAGCTTGTCACACCAGCGAACAAAATCCCGACTATCTCAAACTGGTCATGATGGAACAAGCTCTCACAGCACACCTTGGTGAAATGACTGCTCCTGCAGCAATCACTAACCCTGCTGTCAAACCAGGAGCTCCTGTTGATCCCAAACTCAAAATGGCACAGGACAAGATCAAGAAGGGTCAATCTCTAAGCCCCGATGAACAAAAAATGGTCAATGATCAGGCTGCTGCTGTGGCTGAGAGTCGTCTACGCCGTGCCCACCGTTATCTCAAAGAAAGCGAAGTACAACAAGCTCAAGTGGTGCTGGCTGCTCAAGACATGGTAGACAAAATGCAAGGCATGTTGGAAGATGTAAGTGAATTACAGTTCAAAGAATTGCCAGCCCTGGTTGATTCAATCAAGAATCAAGTGGGCGTTGATCAAGCCACGCAATTTAACTCAGACACTACTGCTGCTCTCACAGCATTGATGCAGACCTTGCAAGGTACTAAACAACAACTGGATGCTGCCTTGGGCGTGGTAACTGGACAAACCGCACCTGTTGCTGAAATCCCGGGTATGGATGCTGGAGCTGATCTAGCAGCTGATGCTGCAGCCGGTGTGGGCGACGAAGTGGATGACCTTGATGCCATGGCCGCTGATGATTTAGATGCAGATGTTGCCACACCTGCTGCATCACTGGGCCGAGCCCGCAGATAATGAGAATTGATGAAGTAGCCAACACAACTGGATCCACACCCGAGCCTGAAAAACTCATGGGCCTGGTTAGTTTTCTGGCTGGTCGTTCTGCGGACACAGGTGCTCAAAAACAAATTGATCAAAAAGCCTTTATTGAATTAGCCCGCAGCCTGGGCATTACCATTGCCCCAAACCAACTGGCCGATATTGTGGGACAACCTCCTCTCAGCAATGTGCTAGAACCATTGGCACCAGACTCCCAGGATCCAATTGTGTTCAAAGGTGGCGAAGCACCTACTCCACCCAAAATGCCAGTCAACCAGGCTCAGAACATTGTGGCTGCCGCTGCCAAATCAGCAATGAATAAAGATCGCGGCGTTTAACACCAAACTGCATTGACATTTGTCGTTAAATACCTTATAATTAAACTAAGGAAAATTTTATGGCATATTCAGAAAAAGTTGTAGACCACTACGAGAACCCACGCAATGTGGGTAGTTTCTCCAAAGAAGACACAGATGTGGGCACTGGTATGGTTGGAGCGCCGGCCTGCGGTGACGTGATGAAACTACAGATCAAAGTCACTGACGGAGTAATCACAGATGCAAGATTTAAAACATACGGTTGCGGCAGCGCGATTGCGTCAAGTTCGCTTGTTACTGAATGGGTCAAAGGACGTACCCTTGAGCAGGCGGAAGCGATCAAAAATAGCGAAATTGCTACTGAGCTTGCCCTTCCCCCTGTTAAAATTCATTGTTCAATACTTGCAGAAGATGCCATCAAAGCGGCGGTAGCTGACTACAGGATCAAACATGATCTTGTTCACTGACACTGCCCGAAACAAAATCAAACGATTGTTAGAAAAACGCGGTGGCATAGGCATACGTCTAGCAGTAAAAACCACAGGGTGTTCGGGTCTGGCTTATGTGCTAGAATATGTCGATGCACACACCGGTGACAACAGTACCATAAATTATGCTCAGCCTGATTTTTCTGTGCTGGTGGACAAAAAACACGAAGTATATCTGGACGGCATGACTGTGGATTATGTTCGCCAAGGTCTCAATGAAGGATTTGAATTTTCAAATCCCAACGAACGTGATCGGTGTGGCTGCGGAGAAAGCTTTAGAATCTAACGCATGATTGCAATCTACAGCAACAACTATTCAACTGATCATTACATACAGCAGTTGAAGTTTCAGCAGCAGCACCAGGTGTATCAGTCAGCTGATCAGTATGTTGCGGTCACAGCCGATGTCAAGATAGCGTTTGTAAATCATTTGAACAGTTACGAACCCCCAGAATCTGAACAGCAGCGTCTACAACAAGTGATCGGCGGGCACAAATTTTCACAGGAAATTGACCAGGTCAAACAATGTAGTGATCTTGTGTTTGCATTTGACACTGAGCTGCATGCGTATCATCAAGAACTGTTTTGCCGCCATAATCATCCTGATGTGTACTGGGTCGTGCCTGGTCAAATAAATGATCCTGATGCAGCTGATCAACAAAATGTAATTGTGTGGAATGCTCATTTTGATCTATTGACCTGGCCCTACCAGACATTAACAGCACCCATACAAAAACTACAACACAACACAGTCAAACCTCTGTGTTTTGATGCATTGTTGGGCAGTCCCAAGCCACATAGAGATTTTGTGTACAATTCTGTGATGAGTCACAATTTGCAACACAGCAGCATACTCACATACATGACTGACCCAACTGTGAATTTTCAAACTGGGTTAGCTTGGGAATCTGATATACAACAGTTTCCTGCAACGGCCACAAGGCCAACTGATTTGGTATTATATCATGAACACAACATTGCACTTGCTAGAATTTTGCCAATTGAAATATACAACCAAACTGCCTACAGCGTGGTAGCTGAAACAGGATTCCACAATTGGTATAGTTTTTTTACAGAAAAAACAGCCAAGCCCATGATGGCACAACGATTGTTTGTGATGTTCTCGGGACAAAATTTTTTACACAATCTTAGATCCTTGGGCTTCCGTACATTTGACAATGTGATTGACGAAAGTTACGATAGAATACACAATGATCAGGAAAGATGGTCAGCTGCATTTGAACAGGTACAGAGATTATGCAGCATGGATCAGACCTGGGTGTTTGATCAAATCACACACACTGTAGAACACAATTATCAATTGCTAATGACCACCAACTGGACACAACACATGTTGGCACAACTTCAACAAAAACTCAACCATTCAATTTAACACATGATAACTCAACGATACAACTACACACCCATCAACAGAGAAACCATAGACGGCAAACGACACTACTGCCTGCCCGACGGCAGCAAGGTACCCAGTGTGACCACAATCCTGGACCGAACCAAGAGTGAAGAAAAGCGTCAGGTGCTGGCCAACTGGCGCCGGCGAGTGGGCGAGCAAAAAGCACAAGAAATTACCACAGAAGCAGCCAGTCGTGGCACACGCATGCACAGCTATCTTGAGCACTACATGCTGCATGATGACATGAAGCCCTTGCCTGGAAATCCTTTTGCACATCCTTCATGGTTCATGGCCGCAGAAGTCATTCTGCAAGGACTATGCCATGTGAATGAATTTTGGGGCGCAGAAGTTCCGGTTTATTATAGTGGGTTATATGCTGGCACCACAGACTGCCTGGGTGTGTGGAAAAACCGCCCGGCCATCATGGATTTCAAACAAACCAACAAGCCCAAAAAACGTGAATGGATTGATGATTATTTTGTGCAGTTGGCAGCGTATGCGGCAGCACACAACGAAACTCACGGTACAAGCATTGACTGCGGTGTTATTTTAATGGCTCAGCAGCCCGATATGCTGCCTGACGGTAGCCTGGGCAAGCCTGTGTACACAGAATACGTAATCGAAGGCGATGAGTTTGCACACTGGAGCAACGAGTGGATGAAACGTGTGGAACAGTACTACCTCACACGCTAAATACTCAATAGATTTCAAGGATTCCAACTGTGGCAATTGTACAAATATCACGTATTACTCAACGCAAAGGTCTAGAGTCAGACCTACCACAACCATTAGCAGGCGCTGAACTGGGCTGGGCAGTTGACCAGCGAAGACTGTTCATTGGTAATGGCACACTGGAAGATGGTGCTCCTGTGATTGGCAACACTGAAGTACTGAC